AGCAACAACGCCGCCAATTCCAGGCGCGATCATATTTCCTATAATGGGAGCCGCTATAGGAAGAATTTTCTTGGCGATTTTCTTGATGACCCCAAATATCTTTTTGAAGAAAAACTCTGGCTGACCCGTTATAGGGTTGATCGAGTTTAAATCGCTGCCGACAACATAACGATTGGGGTCTGTAACACCCATCATCGTCATCTGACGGAAGAGGTCGTTCTTTAAGCCGGGATTAGCATCCAGAATTTCTTTGGGGATGATGGCCTCGCCTTCAGCGGCGTGGACCATGTAGTTATCACCGTAACGGCCAAGAGTGGCCAACCCATTTGATAAAGCTTCTGCGGTGGGCTCACCGGAAAGTTTAGGAGAACTATCTACTATCATCAGGAAATCTCCAGCACGCTCGCGAAGGCATAAATCTTCGACGCTGTGTCGCAGTTGAGTATCAGCGTATCACTGGTTTCAAGAACAAACGGTCCAGTGAGAGACGTATCTGCGAGAGTTCCTATACTGTTCTTCTCCAACGTAATCGTTACAGAAGCGGAACTGTCGGTAATCTTAGGGTACACTACTATAGTCCCGGAATGACTGTTATACAAATTTATGTTTTTAATAATGGCCTGAGTGGCGCTGGGACACGTATAAACGGTGACATCCCCTGTCGCGCCTACCAAAACGGCAATATTTTTATACGCTGAAGCCATTATTCCATAAACCACGCCACGCCGTTGGTGTCATCTTCTCCACTCACTACAGCGGGGAAATCTATCTTCGTCAGGGCCATTTCAAGGTCCCGCAGGATCCTCACAAAAGTATCCACATCATATTGATCAGGAGCCATAGGCATCGCATGATCCAGTAATTTAGCCATTTCCTTATTTAATCCTACGCATTAGGGCTTCTTCGACTTTTGGTAACAAACGGATACCGCAGTATCCGATGACAAAAGCCACGGTGAGTGCAATTTGATCGTTAAACTCGAAATAGGCCATGGCGGCAGGAATAAAGAACTCTGCCGCAATCCACCCGACAACTATAGCAATAGCTATGTCCTTCAAAGCCCCAAGATTCCACTTGCGACGTGTCAGTACATTAGCCAAACCCCCACAGCCTGATGCAAATATGCAGCACAGCTTTCCTCCAAAGGTCATTATTGCCCATTCCATTTACCTTCTCCCATCAGGACGCAGCCCAAGACGTAGATCCCCCAAGGTCCATGTTATGTCCGTCGTGTCACTCTCAATCCGCAAAGCGGCCTGTCTCGACCGGCTCCGCAGGAAAGCCTGCTGGGTTGAGGATTTAACGGCATTCGTGGAGTTCGTGGCGAGACTGTCTCCGGGGTAGTTCCTTGTTTTCAAGATATAGTTTACGGAAGCATCTGCGTCCGTACTTGTTATATCTATATCCGGTATCAGACGATTTATGAACATGAACTGTTCGCCATCGCCAAGATCGAAATCAGCAGATTCGATGAAAGCCGTCATGGCGGACCCATCATCATCATCGCCGCTTTCATGCACATAGGTGTAGTTCGTATCGCTTGACTGGCCAGAGGCTCTTGGGTTGTTGTGAATTCCGAAGTCCACCCAGGCAGTTCTGGAAAGAGTACCCAGATCCCATGTGTTCTCTGTAAAGTTAAATTTAACGTAGCGGTCTATCTCGGAAGCATCGGCACTTGGATAGAACCAGAACACTTCATCAAACATCTTGTTCGACGCGGCAAAGCATTTGAAATTTTGTTCCAGATTGATGTCATCGAACACGTAACGCAGAAGGGTGCAGGGAATAACTTGAACACGTCCCGTGTAGACGTAGAAATTCTCCCTGTCCATCCAGAATACCTTGTCTCCTACAGTTGTGACGGCATTCGGACCTATGATGGATACATTGTTTGCCAACATGCTGACACCAAAAGTAAACGGCGGTCCCACAAAACGCATGGAATGAAGAGATGTGTCCGTCCAGATAAGCATTTCCTGCCGTGTTTTCTGGGCAGAGATTATCTCGGAACCAGAGGAAATTCTCTGGGACCCCGCTGTGTTGGTCGCGGTGGGAGTCCAATCAAAAGGACTTTCCTGATCGGACCAGCGGATCATCAACAGGTCCTGTTCGGTTTCGCTTATAGGATTGCATCCAAAGCAGACTATGTGGCGGTCAGCACCGGACACCATAATCCTTCGTGTAATGGTAGGGGCATCCAAAGCTCCCGTTTGAGAGGCAAAGGTTGTGGCCCTGTTTCCCAGACCCAGAGTCTTGTCCCAATAATATGGAGTGCCATCGTAAACATTAAACGCAAGATCTTCGCCCCAATTATCCTGGGACCATAACCGGATATTAGACCCTGATCCTGCGGCGGTTGCCGATGCTTCTCCAAACCCTACAAAATTATTAGCTTCTTTGACCGCTACACCATCACTGTGGGACGCTGCTGTCGTTCCGCGAACTCCGCGAACGACCCCTGCATTAACTGTATTAGATGATTTACCCGTGTACTGAAGCAGTTCATCCTCGATTAAAACAAGCCCAACAAAAGTTATGGCATCCCCGCTAGAAGAACTCGCCGCCGTGGTTCCGTCGTCTCCCCTTGTCAAACCTCCGAAGACATTCCCTACATTAGTTCCATAGCGAATGTTTTCGCTTCCTATCTTGATAGTACCCTTACTGGGAAAACCAGTGGTGTCGGCTCCGGCAATGGTTGTACTGGCAGCGGTAAGATTCGCGCCTGTTGTAGTTGCCGCTGTCTCAAAATCCGCTGCGCTTGTCAGGATGAAAGTTGTGTCAGAATCGCTTATTCCACCGCTATCATTCAGGGTAGTTTGTGAATAACCTGTACTCAGACCTCCCCAAAGACCTGCGCCAAAACCCGTACCCGTTACAACCGTGTTAAGACCAGTATTTATTTGATAGGCAGCAACAACAGCGGAACCCCCGCCAGCAGTGGACCCAGAAGAAGCGGCTCCTGTGGTTGGTATTGTGTAGCTGTTCGAGTCTATAAGAGTAAGCTGATGTTCTGTATTCAACTGAGCCGCTGTAATTCCATCCGTAGTCGTTGCTCCGCTTAATGTAACAAAGTCTCCGTTTACTGCCCCATGAGCAGGAGCCGTAACCGTTACAACACCACTCGATGCAGCACCTGTTGTAAGGGGGTTTGCTCCGAGAGTAGTTGTCACTCGAATGGGGGTAACATCATTATACCCACCACCCTCTTCTATATAGAATTTGGTCTCGGTTCCAAGGCCCATGTACTTGGAGCCGTCCAATGCGGCCCACACATGAAGAGATCTTCCCGTTCCCTTTATGGTGTTACTACTAAGACGGGTCCATCCGCCCATTTTCTCAGGACGACCTTTGCGAAAACGCACTAGGTCGGAATTAAACCAGCCGTTTTCATCCCCGTAGGACGTAGTCTCCCTGTTAACTCCAGGGCGAAACTGTATTTTTGATAGCGGCATCCTATATCTTCCAAAGCATTCCGGCCATTAAGACGATCACTGCTCCAGCGGAAGCAATCATAATCAACTCAAGGCGTTTTATCCGCTCAATAGTTTCTTTCCACCGCTCCGCGCAAACCGCTTCATGGGTGTTTAGTTTCCCTTGTACTTCTTTAGCTGCCTCCATTACGGATTGTGAGGAAACATCTTGACCCTTATCCATGACAATTCTCACAACCACATTGTTTTATTTAAAAGGAGGTCCTAAAAACCACGCCACTAATGAATGTCTAGTTCCCTTTGTTACAGGCGCAACCCGATGCTCCATATCGGAAGGAAACACAACAATGGACCCTATTTTATTAAATTCTGGCACACTAATTTCACATTTTTCTTTATTATAAGTAGCAAACTGAAACTCTCCACCCTCATAATTATCATTCAACAAGACAGTCATTGATAATTTTCTAACATTACCGTGCATAAATTCTTTGTCTGGCATGTCATATGCAGATAAATGATCCCCCTTGCCGTCGCGATGAAAACAATAAAACCCGCCCTTTTTATAACGGGTTATTTGCATAGATTCTGCGGCCCTAATATCATATTTCCAACCAGCCCGTTTGTTTGCTTCTTCCATCCACGGCCAAACCGTATCATATATCCATTGTTCTGATGTCCATGCAACATCACTTATTCTTGAATTTGTATCTGTAGCATCAATTGTTTTTGCGCCAGTTATTCGTTCTTCTTCTGTAATACCTTTTTTGGTATCTACTGTTGATTGTTTCCAGTTTCCCTTCGCTGTATTTCTTATTTTATTACAGGTTTTTCTGTCTAAACCTTTTGTAAAATAAAACCATTCATTTACATTAAGCATTCTTAAGCAATGTCTGCCGAATTTTGGTAGCCAAGTTGAATCGGTGCAGACATGGCAGGTAAATAGAAATCATGGTACACACCACTCGACACCTCGTGCTGCACGACAACATCCACCCCATCAGCATGGCGAAGTTTTTCAGCCAAAGTTTGTGTGCATGAAACAACTACCGTGCAACCTAATTTTTTCAGCTCACGAGCGTATCGAACTTGAGATATTTGATCTTTCAGCCCACGTTGTAAATGCAATAAAACAACGGCATTTTTTTCTCCATTCCAAACAGGTTGATTGGAATCGACATTTTGTAGAAAAGCAGTTTTTTCTGAAGCATTACCCCATGCAGATACTTCGCGGCCTTTATCGTTAAGCAAAGGCTTATCATTCCAAAACTCACCGCCTTGATATAAATTCCACGCACTTTTGCCGAGAATTTTACGCGCTGAATAAGTGCGTTTGGATACTTTCTTGCGGACCTTGTGCAGCCCTTCAACCCCCCAGACTTCATCTATTTCCTTACTGTCTTCAATATTGTTGAAGTCATAAATAAATGGATCAATTCCAATAAACTTAGCAATACGATTTAATTGAACTTGAGGATTAGATACAAGATCATCATATTCAATAAGTAAGAAATTGTTCGGGTATTCTTTATAACCAGCCTGCATGTTTTCATAGCTGTCAAATAGATGTTGAGCCCATTTGTGCCGTTTACAAAAGTCCATAATGTTTTCGGGATTAATCAATTTAGCGAATGACGCAAGACACTCTGCCACTGGCCTTACAGTAGCGACGATCTTTGCATCGCCTTGTACTTTTATCATTGTTTTTATAGTTTCAGGAACGCACCAATTTCTAGCTTTGTCAAAAACTAATTTATCTGTCTCATATCGGGCATCCTGAATACTTCTCAAAATGCGGATGATGTCACTCTCTTTACCACCATCAGCTTTAGTAGCTGCACTTTGATCCCACACTTGTTTAGCAGCATTT